TACCTGCGTGGCATGGTTCATCTCAGATTTTAAGTTTTCGAACTCCTTTGGAATTTAAAGAGTATATTTATTTTGAGGCTGGTTCTTCAAATATACAAATGACTGTTAGTGGTTGGGAGGAGAGTGTGTAATTATGGCTATTAATGATATTGGTAGTAGTGTTGCTAGTGATTTGTCTGGTGAGATGACTGATTTTAGTGTTGATAGTGTTAGTACTGATGGTGCTTTGGATCAGGATGAGACTTTTTATATTAATACTGATTGGGAGACTGATTATGGTTATTATAATAGTATTCCTGAGTTTAAGACTGCTGTTGATGCTAAGGCTTTGTGGACTATGGGTGCTGGTTTTGAGGCTGATGAGATTACTAGTTTATTGTTAGGCACTATTAAGGGTAATGGTAAAGACTCTTTTAATTCAATATTAAAGAATATGATTAAGGTTAAGACTATATCTAAGGATAGTTTTGCTGAGGTTATTCGTGATGCTGAGGGTATGTTGGTTAATCTTAAGCCTTTGAACCCTAGTAGTATTAAGATTGTTCAGAATCGTATGGGTCAGATATTGCGTTATGAGCAGGTTACTAAGGTTAAGGGCGTGGCTAATAAGTGTTTTTCTCCTGATCAGATTTTTCATTTGAGTCATGATCGTGTTGCTGATGAGATTCATGGCACTCGTATTATTGCTTCTTTGGAGTGGTTGATTTTGGCTCGTAATGAGGCTATGACTGATTGGAAGAGGGTTCTTCATCGTAATATTGATCCTTTGTGGGTTTTTCATTTAGATACTGATGATACTAGTGAGATTGCTAGTTTTAAGGCTAAGAATGATGGTGCTCGTGCTAATGGCGAGAATATGTATGTTCCTAAGGGTGTTGTGGTTCCTGAGTTGATTGCTACTGCTGCTAATGCTAGTTTGAATCCTATGAGTTGGATTGATAGTTTGAATGATTATTTTTTCCAGGCTGTTATGGTTCCTCAGATATTGTTTGGTAATGCTAAGGGTTTTACTGATGCTGCTGGTAAGATTGTTTATCTTGCTTATGAGCAGAGTGTTAAGGCTGAGCAGTTGTATATTGAGGAGCAAGTTCTTGGTCAGTTAAATATTGAGATATTTTTGACTTTCCCTGCAAGTTTACAGAGTGATATGATTAGTGAGGTTGAGAAGGATCCTGTTAGTGGTGCTGCTGAGCCTAATGATGTTGTTGCTGAGGTTGAGGGACAATGATTGAAGAAATTACTTTGAAGGCTATTGCTAATTATGGTTTTCCTATTGTTATGTGTTTGTTGATGTATTATCATTCTGTTACAACCACTAAGGATAATACTAAGGCTATTCGTGAGTTGATTGTTTGGCTTAAAGGGGGTCGTAAAAGATGAGTGGTATTGGTAATTTGGCTCAGTATCGTAAGAATGTTAAGGCTGGTCGTAGTGTTAGGTATAATAATCCTAGTCCTACTAAGAAGAAGTCTAGTATTAGTCAGGAGGTTGTCGCTCCTAATTTTAATGATCGTCCTGGTAATCGTCAGAGTGTTCTTCCTCCTAGTGGGGGGTCTCCAGTTTCTTCCTCTTCTGGGGGTTCCTCTACTCCTGGTTTTTTTGAGCGTATGAAGAGTAATGTTAATCCTGATATGGTTGCTGCTTTTGATAAGGTTAAAGATTTTTTTGGTAAGCTTGGTGGTGATACTGAGGGTGTTGTTGGTGATAGTCCTTTTGGTCTGATTACTCCTGTTGGTGCTGTTGGTGGTGTTTCTAAGGCTGTTAAGGCTGGTAAACTCGTAAATACTGTATTAGGTAATACTGGTAAAAGTTTAACTAGTGCTGAAATGGTTGGAAATGTTAAGCGTGTTGCTGCTGCTGCTGAGGTTGCTGCTGCTGAAAGTAAGTTTGCTGCTAGTATGAGTAAGGTTTTTGGTGCTGCTAAGAAGATTAAGCAGAGTGCTATTCCTGGTGATACTGCTATTGGTAAGTTGACTGGTTCGGAGGGTCAGAAGGTTATTCAGGCTGGTTGGATAGCTACTAATACTGTTACTAAGAGTAAAACTTTACGTTATTTTACTAAGATGATTGATAAGATGAAGAATCCTAAGGTTGTTGGTGCATCGTTGGCTGCTGTTATTGTTGGTGCTATTGGTACTTATCCTTGGGCTGCTCATTTGCGTGTTGATAATGCTTTGGGTACTTACAAGATTGGCATTCGTGATGCTGATTTGAATGGTCATCCTGAGTTGGCTCAGCAGTTGCGTGATGAGAAGGAGGCTTTTTTGAATCCTGATACTTGGACTGCTATTTGGAATAATATGCCTTATTTGAATGTTATTCGTGCTACTAAGGAGGAGATTAAGGCTGCTAATTTAAGTGATAAAGTTTATCAGGCTATTGAGGATGATGCTTTAATTCATCCTGGTGAGAATAATGATGAGAAGTATGCTCGTGTTCGTCAGGAAGAGGAAGATAGTAATGCTCGTATGATCGATTATCGTGATAAGACTAATCGTGAGTATAAAGTTTGGGCTAAGGAGTATGATGATGCTGATGATAAGGAGAATGCTGCTTTGATTCGTGCTGCTCATAGAGAGTGGCTTGCTGATGAAAAGGAGGCTGCTAAGATTCAGAGTAATTATTGGTTACAGTATAAGATTGAGAGTTTGCGTCAGCAACGTGCTTATGATGAGGAAGCTAAGAAAGCATATGATGATAGTGCCCCTAGTAAGTTAAACTTTGGGTTATTATAGAATGAGGTATTTAGAAAAATGGAAACTGAGAAAGATTGGAAAGTTAGAACTAGAGTGAGTTTTAAAGTATCTGCGAAGGGGCTTGTTCAGCCTGATGTTACTTTGGAGATGTTTGATGTTAGGAATGATGCTGTATTGTTGCAGAGTACTGCTTTGTTGGATGGTGCGATGATTATTGCTGAGGAACGTAGTAAGAAGGAGATTTTGAAAAATGATTAATAAAGAAATTTTTGAGAAGTGTAAGACTGCCGTGTTGGGTTTTAGTAATTTGGCTTTGGTTAGTGTTTTGAAGGAGCGTATTGAGGAGGAGACTCTTGATTTGGTCAGGGAAAGCGTTAGTATTCCTGAGGATAATATCGCTCCTACTTTGGCTGAGGAAGGCATAAGCGTGTCTAATATGCGTGAGAAGAGTAAGGAATTTAAGATCAAGTGTAGTAAGTGTGGTGTGGAGGATACTGTTCCTTTTGAGCCTAAGTATAATAGTCCTGTTTATTGCAAGGATTGTTATAGTAAGATGAGGGATAACTAAGATGAGTGATGATGAAGAAAGTAATCTTGTTGATGCAAAACCTCTTTCTGAGGGGAGTATTGTTGATGAAAGTAATCTTGTTAATGCAAAACCGAATCAAGTTAATGACCGCACTGATAGTCTTGATTTGATTGCTAGTGCTGAGAGTGTTGCTCGTAGATTGGAGAAGGCTAATAAAGTTGCTGAAGAGTTGTTGATTCGTAAGAAGAAACAGAGTGTTCGAGATACTTTGGGTGGATCGGCTGTTGCTGGTGTTCCTGTTGTTGAGGAAAGTGCTGAGGATTATGCTAAACGGGTGATGGCTAATGACGTTGAATGAACCGAAAGATTTAGGTGTTAAGATTGGCAGTAAGGCTGAGCGCTTTTGGACTGAGGTTAAGGCTCACACTACTAAGGCTTTGGAAGATGCTCAAAATAGTGTTTTGTTGCAGTCTGAGGTCTTGAAGATTGCTGAGCGTAATATGGTGTTGGAGCATGATAAATTCAGGAAAAAGCCATAGTTTTATATAGTTGCTAACATAGAAACTATTAGGTGAATATGATATGGCTAGTGCTGTTGCTGTTTTAATGGTGGAGACTGAACTCCCAATAATGATGACTTGTGCTGATGCTGCGATACCTAAAGGGACTATTCTTAAATTGAGTACTCCTTATACTGTCGCCGCTACGAGTGCAATAAATGACCTTTTTGGTGGAATCGCTGCTGAGGAAAAGATTTCTGGTGACGGAAAGTTGCAAATCGCTGTTTATCGTGGCGGAATATTTAAAGTCGAGGCTGGTGGTACTGTTACTGTTGGTTTACCTCAGGTGATGCATAGTAATGGTAATGAATTTGTTAATACTGCTGCTAATGATAGTGATTTGGGATATGTTTTTGGTGTTGCTTTGGAGAGTGCTACTGATGGACAATTTTTCTTGTTTGAATTAGGGCGAGGTATCTAAAAATGGTTTATGATGGAAGTGCTGAGGCTGATATTCGTGGTATTAATATTGATAAACTCGCTAAGGGTTTTGGTAAGTTAATTCCTACTTTCAAGCGTTTTGCTAATCAATCGAAGACTAAGAGTCGTGAGATTCGTTGGTATCGTAAGGGTTTGAGTTTAACGACTGCTATGAATCCTTTGGATACTCCTACTACTCAGGCTGTTACTGCATCTATGATGAGTAATGTTTCTAGTAAGGCTCGTCCTTTT